CGTCTTTGGTATATTGATTCCAGCTGGTAAACTTTTGTCGTTGCATGAGATCATGTAAACTGTGACACCATACTCCAGGGTTGGTGGCTTGAAAATCTGTGTCGTCAATTTTGACAGTGGCGTTGTACCCCAGCAGTTTGATATAGGGCAGCTTGACAGAAATCATGGGAATGAACTGTGCATTTTCAGTAAGCCCGCCTTCGGTCAGTCCAGACACTGCACTGACATCAAGATCCAGTGTACACCAATAGCCACGGTCAAGCACAGCCTGAATCATAACTTCCCAAGCATTCCATGTTTCGGCATCATTCACTGCTGGATTGGGAAAACTTTGATTGGCCCCAAAGTATGCATGCGTGATTGGTTCTTTGCTGCGACGATCTGTTTCGCCAATATGCCACAGTATCTGTTCAACCGGCCGTAGCCCAATCACAAACATAGTGCGTTGGCCCATGGCCGGACTGTGTTCAATCTCAGTGCCTACAAAAAAAGTTGCTGCTTGATGCCCACTGCGATTCATTTGATTTGCTCACGTTCCAGTTGTTGCAATGCTTCCAAGTTTAACTGATCTTGGTTGTTGCTGTCAACTTCTGGTTCATCAAAAGAGAACAAAGCATTGAATTGAGACCTAGCATTCATGGTTTTCTTGCCTTTGAATCCACGTGTGCCCACAATATCCATCCAGTATCTGGTGTAATGCTCAATGATGGCTTCAGATTCTTCTCTGGTTTGGGCAGCAAATATAGCATCTACAATGTCCTTGAACCGAGCATGATCTCCGTTTTCATACCACATCATGTTGGGCCACGATCCAGAATCGTAGGTTCTGTTGGCTCGTTGCACCGCCTCCAAATGAGTCCAAACATTGTGCCCCATCAACAGTGCATACGAAAAACTATCCCAACTGGTCCGGCCTTCTTTGCCAATCTTGTTGAGATCGCCTGGTGCATAGTGGCAGATGTCTCCCAGTGTGAGCATACGGCTAACCGGCGATTCATCAAAGTGTGGCACCCATCCTTGCTGCACTGCGGTGGCACCATAGGGCCTAGGATCTTGAGCATACTGTTTGTCGTCTACAATGGGACTCATTCTATAAGTCCATTTGTCGTTGTGTGGTAGATCAATGTGATGGTAGACCTGGCCGTTGGCTGTGGCAAGGAATGGACTTGCACAATCAAAGCTGATCGTGAAGTTGGGGTTGACATATCGGCGTACAGCTCGTTGTATGTCGGTCAGTAGCACCGCCCATTCAAGTTTGCTGGTACCCAAGAAGTGCATCCAATCATGTAGACCCTCCTGTAATAAGTTGTCGTATCGCAAGGCCACCAAACGTTTGAGCACAAGATGCACATCGCACATGTTCTGACCACCCATGGCCCAACCATCAAAATGACGACCAGGATACTGAGCAGGGTCGCAATATTGCTTCATGGTCTGATACCACTGTTCAGCTGAGGTATGATTGTCACCTTGTAACACATTTAAGAATCGAGCACCACCGTTGTCTTTGCCTTTTCTGTTGGCAATAAAATATTCGTTGTTGAACTTGGTGGCATCCACTGCTTCTTGCAGTGTAGTGATTTGACATGCAGCTGATGCCTTGGGATCATGGATGACCCAAGTTGGAATATCAAGAATCATGCCATAGTCGGCCACTGTGTCTAGCCAATTTAGAATGAGGCTTCGCTTCTTTTGAGCTCGAGCACAACCTGAGTTGGCCTTCCAATCGCCTTCCCACAAACCTTTAGCAATCTGGAAACCACCTGAGTCACCGAGAATAAAAGTTCCTGGCTCCCGGTTTCGTACCATGTCCTCTGACCAATCTTGTTTACCAAGATCGAGGTTAGCATGGCCGCCGGAGTATAGGCTCCACTTATACGGGAATAGAGCCTTGTTGGAATTGAGCCAGTTAAGTTGCTCCATATCAGTAAGGCCCTGAGGGAATCTCGCTGGATCCACATAGTGCTCGTTCCTTTGTTTGCCTATAAAAGTGGCATAGAATCCAGATATGGCTGGAAGGAACACTGCGTAGTCATTTTGCTTGGCAGTGAGATTGTCTTGAACCACAGACTCAGACATTATTTGCTTTGCGCCGGCAGGATATAGTTGTACACAGCCAAGCCTGAATCCACAGTGATTTTGGCAGCGCCGTCGTCTGAAATACGAATGGTTTTGTCTCCGGTGAGTGCCAAGATGCTCATGACCTGTTGCACTGGCCAAGACCATGCACGTTTGAGTTGGCCTGAGACTCCGGGATGAAACACAAAGTTACCAGCGTGAGTGGAGTGATCGCCAAAGAAAAATTTCAGATCGCCATTTTCAGTGCGAGCCTGAAAGTGCGGTTCTTCGGCATTGGCCTGAGCCTGCATACGCAATCGTTGAATTGCAGCCACTGATGGTTCAAATTCAATATGCCAGTTTACACCTTTGAACTTGGGTGTTTTGAGCTTTTCGCTTACAATGGCCTCTGCCATAAAACGATAGTTGTTTTTGAAGTCGCCCACTGCATTTTCAAAATTGATGCCGTCAGGTTCTCCTCCGCTGCGCCGACTCAGCCCAAGTTTGGCACCTTCGCGATATTCTGGCAAATTCAACAAAATTTTCAATTTGTTGAGATTTGGCATGCCAAATGTGCCAATAAAATCTGCATGTGGATTTTTAAATTCTCCTTCTACAACCACACTCATGTCTTCGGCCAAGCCCACAATTTGTGTGGATCGGTCAGTGCCGATGATTTTGATCAGGTCAATGCAACCAAGATCGTGTGTGTGTTCTACCAAGTCTAACAAATAGTCTCTCATAGTATATGCTCCTAATTTTTAAGTATAACAAAGTCATTGCACATTTGCAACAACTTTGGCCAATGTTTGTCCACCACGCATTGTTTGAATTTGCCCAGGCTTCTGAAACTCCAACCAAGCAATGTTGCCCAAACCTATGTGCCGGTGTGTGAGTTCGAATCCCAGTGATTCAGCATGTTCTTGAATCATTGACCCTGGCGTGTAGCACATGAAACTGCTTTCGGCCAAGGCCACGCCATGCGCACGGTCGCAATCGTTAAAGGTAAAAAATACAGTGCCACCAGGACGCATTTTTTTCCAAAGTTCATCAAGATACTGACAAATTACTTCCAGTGGTTTGTAGTTGAAATAGTTGTAGGCAAAACAAAATCCAAACTGTGAGTCTGGCAAAGCAGTCAAGAAAGGTTGTCCCAATGTTTCTTGTATGGTGTACAATCTTAATCTGCGTTGATATTCAGCAGAAAAAGCCTGATGTGCCGGTTTCAACAAATCATGATTGTTGTCTACCATGTAAAGAGGATCAAGAGGAACCAGTTGTTCTACATGCTTTTCCAAGGCTGGTCTGAAAATCAAACCAGGCAGGCGCCAGTCATTGTAACTCAGTATTCGGCCACTGAGCAACGCCTGGCTGTCTGGATCACAGTATAATTTTCGTTGCAAAATATATTCGTTGCTATCAAAAATCATTTCATGCTGCCATAGGCGCAGACTTTCACGTAGGTAGTCAGGCTGTTGAGCTGCAATAGCATCTACCACATGGGTGCGAATGGCTGCTATGGTTTGATTGAAATTTTCAAATGCCAGACTTATTTCTCGTCCATTGTTTTGAATTCGTTGTGTGTGCTTGGCAAATTGCACCTGGTGGTTTACAATTTTATGGATCACAGCATCAAATCGACCGCGAGCTTCCTGATGAATTTGGTCAAGATCAAATTCATCAATGTGGTTGAGATAGTTGACCAGTTCGCTGAGTTTCATTCGAAGCTAAAAAGAGATGTAAAAGTATTTTCTGTGTTGGTGGCCGCAGCTAAATCCCAGTCCAGTACACCCAACAAGTTATCAATTTTTTGATCCACCACGGTGGCCTCCATTTCAGAGTCATCGAACGGCAACTCACAAAACCATTGTGGCAATCGTAATTCGTCAGTGGGATAACCAATAGAAGTCCAGCCCAAGGCATTGGGTTTGAGTTTGCACACAATGGTCTTCATGCCATCTACAATTTGCATTGAATAGTTGTCTGAATTCATTCTACGTAGGTTGTTCCAGTTCAGTGCAGCTCGTACATGCCCGGGCATGTTGGCTCGGCCCAGTCTGGCTTCTTCGGCTGCATACTTGGTCAAGTTGTTAACACGCTTGGGAGATCCTTTTTCCCAGCCGGGTCTGTTGGCAAACTCATACTTGAATTCTCTAATGCGTTCCACAATCACATCTTGCTCCACACCGGCCAGCACTTTATTTAGAATTTCTAACAAGAACTCTTGAATAATCTTGGGTGTGTCTGACCGTTTGAGATCCAGACCCATGGCCTTGGTCTTGCCTGGTTTGCCTTCCACATCCAGACGCTTGCCTTCGAGATCAATGATGTTCACAGCATAGCGTTTTTTGGTGATAAACAGTCCGCGATCTGCCACCAGTTCTCGACCAGCTTTGATTAAAGAACCCATGTCTCGGGGGCAGTGAAATGCCTGTTCCATGAAGCTGGGAAAGCTGTCATTGACTTGATCAGCAATGGAGTCGTATAACTGAATACAAGTTTCTTTTGACCAGGTCATGCGACCTTCTGTGATTTCCTTGGCCAACACAGGCCACGCAGAGAAGTAGCATGAATCAGTGTCGCCGTAGATAATGCTTTGCCCGGTGTGATCGTATTCACCAGTTATACACTCATTGATGTGAGCATCCATGTGGCGTGCAATGGCCCGACCTGTTAGAGTAGTGCTTTGACCAATACGCTTGTCGAAAAAACGGCAACCAGGATTAAGAATAGCACCATAGAGGCTGTTGAGGTTAATCTTCTTAACCAACTGGCGTTTGTCCCAGAAAGCAATTTCTTTGGCATCTCGGGCTTCTTTCTTTCGGGCTTGTAGTTCTTTGCGTTCTGAATACCAACGCTCCAACAAGCCAGGAATAATTCCTTTTTTCTCGTAGGTCAAAACAGTGCCATTGGCAGTGAGAATCCAAGGATTGTGTGAGTCAAAAATCAGCTGCCATACTTCAGCAGCTGAATGCACAGACTCTTCGCCTGATTCCCAGTCAATGGTGATTTCGGTACCACGTTGCTGTTCCATCACAGCAGTGTATTCCAGGGTGCCAAACAATCCTTCCCAGGCAGCAGCAAACGAATCACCTTTGGCCATACGGTCTTTGATCAGTCGATCAGTCATGATAGGTCTCAGCTGTGCCACAATGGTTTCGGGACCCATGTTTAGAGAACGAATAGCCGAGGGATACAGTGAGTTGATGTCCACGGATCCAATCCAAGGATGCAGACCTTTTTTAGGCACAGCCACATAGGCACCAGCAGCCTGTGTGTCATCGTCAGTGAGTCGCTGCTTGCGATTGGGCACCACCATGCCACGTTCATGTGCTTCATTGATGATGGCCTGTTCGGTCACAGCCACAGCACCCATGGTAGTTTGTAACAACACAGTGTTGGCATGAGCCAGTTCGTTGGCCAGATCAAGAAATCTCAGCTTCTTGTCCATCTGCGCAATGCCATTGACGTCTTGGCGATTGTACTGCAAGAACTTTTTGAAATCGTTGTTGTACAGTTGATCCAGTGTGCCTTCGTACTTGGTTTTGCCCTCCAGGCCTTCGTATTCCAAGATAGCATCCAGGCTGTATGAGTGACGTTCTTCGTAAGTGTATTTGCGATACAATTGCATGTAATCCATGTGCACACGACCCACCAAGTCATAGGTCTGTGATTCGGCACCATAGCGTTCAAACATACGCTGTTTGGGCAGTTGACCCCAGAGACAGAATTTTCTGGTGTCGTCTTTGCTGAGCACACGAGTACAACGATTCACAGTGTAAGGAATGTCATAGCCTTCACTGTTCCAACCTGTGAGCACATCTGCATCTTCGATTAGATCCAAGAATGTTTTTAGCATGTCTGCTTCGTTGGCAAACACAATGGTGTTTTCAAATTCTGCTGCAATTTCTTGCGCAGTGGCCATGCTCATGTGCCTGGGCGGTATGGCCAGTGTGACCAATTGATCCAGCCAGTCTAAGTAAACTGATATGGCCGTGATTGCGTTGAATGGATCTTCTACTGGAGAGAATCCACGTTCTTGATCAAATGCAACTTCAATGTCAAAAAATGCCGTTTGCAGGCCAGGCGCATCTTGACCTTTGTAATTTTCTTCAAGGCATCTAAAGATAGGATTGATATCGCTTTCGTAGAGCTGTTTGCCACTTTGAATGCGTACTTCTTTGCGAAACTCTTTGTTGTTGCGTGTGCTGAATCTACTCACTGGTGTGTCGTAGATTGAACGAAACTTGCCTCGGGGGTCATCGTAGTAGAAAATGTAATTGGCTGGATACTCTTGGTATCGTCTCACACCATCACGGCGTTCTACCACATGAATGCGATCGTGTTCACGATCAAATAGTGCGTCGATGTAACTCATTGTTCTCCGTTTGTGGCTGGAATAGCCTTGCTACATGCTCGTAATGTGAGCGACTCAAAAATACTTATAGAGTTTTACCAACAGTTTCTAAAATAGTTTCAAGGGTTTCATGATCCTGTTTTTCTTTGCCAAACTCGGCTTTGTGTGCCAACTTGATGGCTTTCTTGAGAATAGCAGGTTTGACTTCCAGTTCTTCGGCCACAGCCTTGATGGTGTCCGTGAGTCCGCCCTGCAAGGTATCAATTTCGTGCATTACAGCCATGCCTTCATTGATAATTTGTGTGAGCTTGATTTTTTGATCGCCAGTGAATGATTTGCTAGACATAGATATCTCCTAAAGTCACAGTATACAAGCAGTCTAGCTGAGTGTCAAATGTTTTGGCTCATTTTGGATCAATGGGTAGCGAGTCCATTGATCCGGGCAGAAGCCGCCCACTCGGTCCTAAGGCCTGAGTTCTTAAGGTCTGGTGATTTGTGACATCAAATGGCGACCTGGGTCAAAATTTTTGCTCCAGGTCAAACTTTCATGCACAGTGGCTGCTGCCGGACTACGTCCGGTGAATGCAGGCGTTGTGACATCTGGGGTT